CCAAATCCAGGGCATGGAGGGCAACCAGCATTGGGTTGGCTATATCTCCGTGGATCGCACAAGCTGGGTTCTCGGCTGCCAGTTTGGCTACACGCTGCGGGGGACGGTGGCTTTCGCCGGGGGTCGCTACGAGCTGGTGCAGACGGAGTTGGAGATACCGCGGGCGCTGTTGCTGGGGGATGAGGCGGCGGTGCGGCGGTGTGGGGTGGGTGTGGCATGATCCTTTCCAACCCCCCAGCCCGGCTTGGTGCCGGCCAAGCGGATCGCATCGAGCTTGAATTGAAACAGTCTTGCTATTGCGATGGCGAAAACGCGCGCCTCTGTGTCAGACAGCAGGGCGCGAACAAGGTTATTAGATTGCAATGCGAGACATGTGGCAGAGGTATCGGCGGCGCTCTTCCGACTGCACTGCATCCCTACGCGGCCGAATATCCCGCTTGGGACGAAAACCTTCAGACGGCACACCAGGCGAAATCGCAAGGCGCATTGTCAGAGCGCCAACTGGCATGGCGAGCGCAACAGGCGTCTGATCGAGCAGCCAAATCGGCTGATTACGCTGCATGGCTTGCCAATTCCGTAAGCTGGCAAGGTTTGCGGGCAAAGGTTATGCGTCGCGCTAATCTTCTTTGCGAAGCCTGTTTGGCGGCGCCGGCTATCGACGTTCACCACCTAACTTACGATTTCGGAAAGCTACCCCCGGCATGGGAGCTGCGCGCTGTATGCAGGCCCTGCCATAATCGACTTCATGCCGGTTGGCATGACGGGGCACCAGGTTGAGAATGTCGCTCGGCAGCCAAGATAGTGCCCGTAGTGGTGTCATTGCCGCGGTTGCATCCTTGCGCGCACGCCTGTGGGATGCCGGGTTTCGTCCCGTCGCGGTCTATAACCCCAAACCCAACGATGACCTTTCCGGCAAGGCCCCTAAAGGCAATGGCTGGCAGGATCGCGCCCGCGCCACTGAACCCGAGGCGGCATCCGCGCCCGTGGAGTCAGACGCATTAAATACCGGCATAATGTGCGACGGTTTGCGCGCTGTGGACTTGGACATCGAGGATCGCGGCATCGTCCATCAGATCCAGTCCGCGCTCCTGGCTCGATATGGCGAGGCACCGATCCGTTATCGCGCCAATTCAGCGCGCATCCTCATGCTCTACCGTTCAGCTGATGGAGAGCCCGGCAAGCGATCAATCTCCGGTACGCACGGCAAGGTCGAAATCCTCGGCAAAGGCCAGCAATTCGTGGGTTTCGGCCGGCATTGGTCGGGCGCAGACCTGCAATGGGTTGGCGAACCCCCAGGCGAGGTCACGCTCGAGCAGCTTCCGGCTCTGACTGAGGAGGACATCACCAAGCTCCTGACCTTCGCTGCACCTCTAATCGACGCCAAGCCCGAGACCTACAAGACCGGCGCAGGCGCCGTATCGGTGCATGGGCTGCAAGCTGCCGACGCTCTGCAGATGATCGCCGCAGTATCCGCCATCCCGAACGATGGCCCGGCCGATTGGGAAAGTTGGAACCGCGTCGGCATGGCGATCTGGGCGTCAACCCAGGGCGGCGAAGCGGGGCGCGCCATGTTCCACGCATGGAGCCAGCAACACCCGTCCTACGACGAGGCGGCTACCAGCGCGCGCTGGGATCACTACCGCACCAGCCCGCCAACACGCATAGGTGCCGGCACGTTGTTCCACATGGCCCGCCAGGCCACGCGGGAGCCGGAGGAAGCGCCGCATGATGATGTGCCCCCGCCACGCAGCGATGAGGACTATGCGCACGGGGAAGCGCCGGCCGCGGAGCTTGAGCAGGCCCGGCCAAAAGCCCGCGTCGAACTCTACGTCATTGAAACGGCATGGGCGGAATCGGCCATTCCCCCGCGCCCATGGATTGCACCAGGCTACTTGTTGCGCGGCTCTGTCACGGCGCTTGCTGGACCGGGATCAGCCGGCAAAAGCTCGCTTGTCGTAGCCTGGACTGCCTCGCACGCTCGAGGCCAGGACTTCGGCCGGTTTCGGTCCTACAGCGGCAAGCCGCTCCGCGCCATGTTCTACAACGTAGAGGATGACCAGGACGAACAGCGGCGCCGATACAGCGCCATGTGCCGCCAACTTGGTTGTGAGGCTCGAGAAATCCTCCCGTACCTGACCTTGTGTGGCCCCAACGACGTCGGGACACTCCTCGGCTACGCAAGGGACGGCAGGGTTCTGGTCAACACTCGAGCCATGGATGAGCTCGAGGAGATGATTGCCGATCTGCGCCCGGAAGCGGTGTGGCTCGACCCCTTCGTAGAGCTCCACGGCGCCGAGGAAAACGACAACACCGCCGTGCGCGCTGTCATGGCTCGCTTTCGCCTCATGGCTCGCACGCACACTATGGGCCTGGGCATCCTGTTCCACACCCGAAAAGGCCCCGCCACGCCAGGCGATCCCGACGCCATCCGAGGCGCCTCTGCCATCGTTGGGGCCGGCCGGATAGCTCTCACCGTGACCGTCATGTCGCAAGAAGAGGCGGACACTCTCGGCATCCGCAAGGAAAACCGTCGAGACTTCTTCCGGGTGGACGACGCCAAGAAGAACTACTCCCGCGTGGAAGACGCCGAGTGGTTCGAGCGCGTCGAATACCAGCTAGACAATGGCGATCGCGTTGCAGTGCCCACGCCATGGTTTCCGCCAACACATGCGATCGCCCAAGACACCATGCTCGAGCTCGAGCGCATGATAGCGCAAGGCTCGCCGGTAGGCCCGTGGTCCCCCCGGCTGGGTGCAGAGCCCCGAAGTGTGGCTCACCTGCTGGAACGGCAAGGGTTCGCGACCAAGGCAGCGCAGACCCAAGCTCTGACCCAGATGAAGACGGCTGGGATTGTCGAGATCGCTACATACAAGAAGGCTCGCAAGACGCGCGAGGATAGCCCCCAAGGACTCAGGACCCGTAACGGTGAACCCCGTTCGGCTGGGTGGTGGGACTTGGAAGATGGCGAAAATGGGTGAATCCCCATGCCAAAAACCCGTGCAAAACCCGTGCGGAACCCGGTGCGCACGGGTTTTATCGGAAATCCCCCCTAAAGGGGTTTCGGTGCGGTGCAACCGAAAACACCTTCCGGGGTCGGATTTCCGTGCGTTTTCCGTGCGGTTTTCGGTACTGATTTTCAGGGAAGGAAAACCCCATGCTGACCCTCCTCACCGCGACCGCCCTGTTCATCCTCGCGTTCGTCGCGAGCCATGCCTATCCGGTTGACACCCACAGATACCGGGTGTAGTGTCTGGTCATTGGATTGAGACGGGAGACAGCAATGACCACGATCTACGCAATTCACGCCCCCTTCGCTGACCGTCTTGAAGCGGTTAAGGCCGAAATGGAGACGCTTGGCGCGCCGACGATCCGCGTTGTGGACTGCGGCGATTACTACATGGCCCTCGAGGGATCGCACCGTCTGGCCGCCGCCGCTGCCCTTGGCCTGACGCCTGAACTGATCGTGTTCGAGCAAGGCGACACGCTGGACATCTCGCAGTTCGACTGGTTCGACGCGGTGAATTGGGCGGAAACCGAGTACGCCGCCGGCGATGTCGCTGGCGAGCTGTTCTCGTTTTCGCAAGCCCGCGACTACTCGTTTTAAGCCGTGGCCGACCTTCCCTTCCCCCGCTCGCTTCCCGAGTTCCAGAAGCTGTTCCCCGACGACGCGGCATGCGCGGCTTACCTTGAGGCGGCGCGGTGGCCGGATGGGTTCGTCTGTCCACACTGTTCGACGACCGGTGAGCCCTTCCGTTTCAAGGCGAGGCCCGGTGTCCTGCGTTGCAGAAAGTGCAGGAAAGACACAGGCTTGACGGCCGGGACTGTCATGGAACGCACACACACGCCGCTGAGCGTGTGGTTCTGGGCGAGCTACCTCGTGTCGAGCCAACCGCCGGGGATGAGCGCAGTCCAATTTCAGCGTCAGCTTGGGCTCACCCGTTACGAGACGGCCTTCCAAATCCTCCACAAGCTGCGCGCTGTCATCACGGCCCAGCGCAAGGTGGGCGAAGGGATGTATGAATTGCTGGCACGCGTGGTGGGCGCCGGGAAGCGTCGCAAATGACCATTGATCACAACGGCGTGCATCGTGCTATGCAGCGCAAATTGGAGGTGCGGCGTGGCACGCAGAGGGCGCAGAGCTTCGGTCTGGACAGAAAACGTGAGGAGCGCTGTGCAAGCTGCCGTGCCGAGCCACGGGACCGTCGCCGCCCTAGCCGAAGCCCACGGCCTGAAAACCCGGGCGGTGTTCGATGCCATCCATCGCGGCATCATCACGCGCACTGCCTATCGCCGGCCAGCCGAGGTCGTGCAGTTCATTCCGCGGGAGTGCCTGTGCTGCGGGAAGGCGTTCAACGCGGAGACGCGGTTTATCCGGTCGTGCGAGCCGTGCAGGGCCAAGGGATCGCCGTTGGGCGATTGGGGAATGGGGTTGGTTTGATGGCGTATGCGGCGGAGGTCAGGGACGTGATCTGCCAGCGCATCGCAAACCAGCAGAGCTTGGTGGCAATCACCAGGGACCCAGCCATGCCAGGCTACGAAACCGTCTGCAGGTGGCTTCGTGAAGACCATGATTTTCGGGAGAGCTACGCGCGTGCGCGCGAAGACGCCGCGGACGCCATGGCATCGGAAATCGTGGAGATTGCGGACACGGCCAACGAGGACAACGCCCAGGCCATCAGGGTTCGGGTCGATGCTCGCAAGTGGGTTGCGGCGAAGCTGAAGCCCCGCGTTTACGGCGATCGTCTGGATCTGAACCACACTGGCGAGGTTGCCCTGAAAGCCATTCCCGATGACCGCGTTGAACTTCGACTTGCTGACCTCCTCGGAAAAGCGGGAATTGCTGGCGCTGCTGGAGGAGCGGGAACGCCGAGCCTCCCGGCGCCGGATCGATCGGATGTTCCCGACGATGGGACCGCTGAGACGTGAGCTTTACCCGAAGCACCTGGAATTCTTTGCAGCGGGCGCTGAGCACCGTGAGCGGCTTTTCCTCGCCGCAAACCGCGTGGGCAAAACCGAAGGTGCTGGTGGCTACGAGACAGCACTGCACCTCACCGGAAAATACCCCGATTGGTGGCCCGGTCGACGTTTCAACCACGCTGTTCAATGGTGGGCCGCCGGCAAGACAAATGAGACCGTGCGAGACATCGTGCAAACCAAGCTGCTCGGTCGAGTGGCTTGGGAAGGCGCTGGCAAGGGTTTCGAGGGAACGGGCTTGGTGCCTGGCGATGACATCGGCGCGGTCGGCTGGAAGTCCGGCGTTCCTGATCTGGCCGATACCGTCAAGGTCAAGCACGTCAGTGGCGGATGGTCAGTGCTTGGCCTCAAGAGCTATCAGCAGGGCCGCGGCAGCTTCGAGGGCACTGAGCAGGACGGCATCTGGCTGGACGAGGAGCCGCCCATGGACGTGTACGTTGAGTGCCTGGTGCGCACGATGACGACGAATGGGATGGTGCTGCTGACCTTCACGCCGCTGGAAGGCATGAGCGACGTGGTGCTGGCGTATCTTGAGCCTGATCGGCAGGCGTTGTGATCCGCGCCTGGCTTCACGCCACAACCGCACTCACTGGTGCCGGAAGCGCTTGGGAGGCGCACAGAGACAGCTTCTGGGTTTGGATTGAGGGGCCACCGCCGGCGATGCTGCACCAGTTTCGTGTGTCGTGGGGCAGCGCGCTTTGACCAAGCACGTTACCCACGCCACCTGGGACGACGTTCCGCACCTGAGCGAGGCGCAGAAGGCCGAGCTGCTCGGCTCCATCCCAGCCTACCAGCGTGACGCGCGCACCAAGGGCATCCCGCAGCTTGGTAGTGGCGCGATCTATCCGGTGCCTGAGAGCGAAATCCTATGCGAGCCGTTTGAAATTCCCGTCTTCTGGACGCGCTGCTTTGCGCTGGACGTGGGCTGGAACCGCACCGCGGCGCTGTGGGGCGCGCACGACACGGACGCCGATATCGTCTACCTGACGGCCGAGTATTACCGCGGCCAATCCGAGCCAGCCGTGCACGCTGCTGCCATCAGGTCGCGGGGTGATTGGATCCCAGGCGTGATCGATCCTGCCAGCCGCGGGCGGGCGCAGAAGGACGGCCAGCAGCTTCTGAGCCAGTATCGCGACGATCTGGGGCTGAACTTGGTCACGGCCAACAACGCCGTCGAGGCTGGCCTATTTGCCTGCTTCCAGCGCATGTCATGCGGACGGCTGAAGGTGTTCCGGACGCTGCCCAACTGGCTGACCGAGTTCCGGCTGTATCGCCGGGACGAGAAGGGCGCTGTGGTGAAGAAGGACGATCACCTGATGGACGCGATGCGGTATCTGGTGATGAGCGGGCTCAACCTGGCTTGCGTGGCGCCCGACGCTGGCGAGAAGCTGTTCGGGAAGAAGCAACGCGGCGTGCAGACCGATTACGACGTGTTCGCATGACCCTCGCTCTTCCCAAACTCAGCCGCGCCGAAACCCGCACGCTCATGCGCGAGAACGCAGACGCCGTGCTTTTCCCCGTGCACCGCATGGCGTTGGAATTCGGCTTCCCCCCGGAGGCGCTGAGGCAGGAGCTTGAAGCTGGGCGGCTGGTGGCCGTGCTGGCGGGGATTGAGCGCGTGCCGTGCGTGTCTGGTGCCGCGTTTATGGCCTGGGTGCGCAACCCGGACAGCCCCGGCGTGCTGGTTAATCATGTCCTGGTGTATTTGGAGGGGAGGAAGAAGCAGTGACGTGCCGCCACGCCTGGACCCCCACGCCCGCCGACGTGATGTCGGCTCTCGCCCTGGTCGGCCGTTGCCAGTGCATCAAGTGCCACGCCATCGCGACGGAAGCCGACATGCGGGGCTTTGCCGTGTCGGGCGAGGTGACAGGCGCGCTTATCCCGTGGCAGGATGTGGACCGCCGCGGCTTGGCTTGAATTACGCCGAATTCGTCCCGCACAAACTAGCCTCCTGCTCCCGTGAGGCGACCCATGTGCTTTGGTGGTGCGAAAATGCCGACACCGGCGCCCATGCCGTCCGCGCCCACGGCATCCAATCCGAACATCCAGGGCGCGACCGGGAGCGCCTTGCAGCGGGCGGCCGCAGCCGGTGCATCGTCCACGCAGGTGACCGGGCCGCAGGGCATCCTGGGCAGCAACAACGGGGCCGGTAAGACGCTGCTGGGGGCCTGATGCCGGATGGCATGACCTTCCGCGCCATGGACACGGCCAAGGCCGCCTGGTGCGGCCCCCAGTTCATGGAAATGCGGTCCCGGTGCGACCGGGCCATGGCCACACTTCGGTCGGATCGATCGCCCTACTTCGCCGTCTGGCGCGAACTAAGCCAGTTCATCATGCCGCAGCGTGGCCGGTTCGTGATGCCGCCCAGCCCGAACGACACGCTGAGGGGGCTGCCCAAGCAGCAGCAGATCATCGACCGGACCGCGACCAAGGCCGTCAAAGGCATGGCCGCGTTCCTCATGGCCGGCATCACCAGCCCGGCGCGCGATTGGTTCCGGCTCGCCACGCTTCGGGACGATCTGAACGACAACCACACCGTCAAGGGCTGGCTGTCCGAGGTCGCCAAACGCCAGCGCACGGTGTTTGCCGCCAGCAATTTCTACAACGCCATGGCATCGCTCTATGAGGAGATTGCAGTATTCGGCACGGGCGTGATGCTCTGCCTGCCGGATTTCGAGAACATCATGCAATTCACGACGTTGACGGCCGGCGAATACATGACGGTCATCGGCAAAAACGGCATCGTCAACACGATATACCGCGAATTGATCATGCCGGTTCAGGCTATTGTTGAGGAGTTCGGCATCGACAACTGTTCGCCGCAAGTCTGCAATCTCTACGAGCAGAAGCAATATTCGCGAGAGATCAACGTGGTGCACGCGATCTTTCCGAACGTGGATATGAAAAAGGGCCAGAAGGGATGGCAGGGCATGCCGTTCCTGTCGATCCGATACGAGTATGGCTATGCGGTCGATCAGTTGCTGGATTGCGCGGGGTTCCATGAGTTTCCAGCCATAGCGCCGCGATGGGACGTGGTGGCCAATGATACCTACGGGCACGGGCCGGCCGAGGAAGCGCTGCCCGACGTGAAGATGCTGCAGGTGCTGCGACGGCGGCAGGCTGAGGCCATCGACAAGATGGTCAAGCCGCCGATGGTGGGGCCGGCCTCGCTGAAATCCACGTTGGTGCAGCTAATCCCTGGCGGTATGAATTACGTGGACATGCAGGGTGGCGTGCAGACGATGCGGCCGGCGCTGGAAATACCAGCGGGCGGCATCGCGCCGCTGGCGGAGATGGTGCAGCAGACGCAGCAGACCATCCAAGCGGCGTTCTACGGCGACCTGATCGCGCAGTTCTCGTCAGGCGACACGCCGGACATGACGGCGCGAGAGGTCGATGAGCGGCACGAGGAGAAGGTTCTGCTGCTGGGGCCTATGCTCGAACGGTTTCACGCTGAGGCGCTGTCGCCGGTGCTGAGCATCTTGTTCAACCGCATGGCGCGCGTGGGGCTGCTGCCGCCAGCACCGCAGGCGTTGCAGGGGATGCACATCGAGCCCGAGTTCATCAGCCTGTTGGCCCAGGCGCAGCGCGCGGTCGGAACCAGCGCGATCGAGCAGCTTTACAAATTCGCCGCCGGCATCGTGGGCATCGACCCCAGCGCCGCGGACAATCTGGACAACGACGCGGCCATCAACGTCTACGCGGACAGCCTGGGTGTGGCGCCTGAGATTGTTCGCGACCCGACCAAGGTGGCCGCCATCAGGCAGCAGCGCGCGAGCCAGGAGCAGCAGGCGATGCTGGCTCAACAAGGGCAGGCCGCCGTGCAGGCAGCGCAAACGCTCTCCCAGACCAACGTGGGTGGGGGCCAAAACGCGCTGAGCATGATGACCGGCATGCAGCAGTGACCTACGACCCCAGCGATCCGGTATCGGTCGAGGAAGAGCAGGCATTTCGTGCCGCCCGCGGCGCGCACCGCAAGGAGGCGTGGCTGTGGCTGGTGCGCGACCCCCGCGGCCGCACCGTGTTGGCTGACATCCTGCTGGCAACGGGCGTCGATGATCAGACCTTCGTCCCAGGCCAAGCCGATCTGACGGCCTACAATGAGGGCCGGCGCGCGGTGGGTTTGTCGCTGCGCCGGACGATCAGCTTGAATTACGCCGAATTCGTGTCGGATATCGAAAACCAGTTGAGAGAACTGGTGCACGATGGCGGAAGCGGCGGCGAGTCAGGGTGAAGGTGCGGCAGTCGATGCCGTCGCTGCGCCAGCCGTTGAAGCGACGGCTGCTCCTGTCGCGACCGCAGCACCAGCCGCCCAAGCCACACTGCTGGGCGGCGATCCGCCGGCCGATCCCGCTGCCGCAGCACCCGAGGGCGAGAAGCCGGCGGTCGAAGCAAAGGCGACGGACGGCCTGCCGGAAACTTACGAGGTCGCGATCCCGGAAGGGGAAGTCATTGATCAGACGCGCCTGGATGCATATCAGGGCGTGCTGAAGGAAGCCAAGCTCACACAGGACCAAGCCAATACGCTGACGCCGTTTCTGCTCGCGCAAAAGAAAGCGATGGAGCAGCAGGCGATGGACGCCTGGGCCGATCAGACCAAATCGTGGCGCACGAGCGTCGAAGCTGATCCCGAAATCGGCGGGGCCAAGCTGCGCGATACGCTGGTCAACGCGGCGCGCGCCCGTGATGCCTACGGCTCGCCGGAATTGAAGGCGCTGCTGGTGGATGGGCACCTGGGGATCGGCAACCATCCAGCGATCGTCAAGCTGCTGGCCCGAGTGGGCGCCGCCATGGGCGAGGATTTGCGCGGCGCCGATCGTCAGTTCGGCGGCGGCAGCGATTCCAGAGACAAATCAGCGGAAGCGATCGGCGCCCGCATGTTTCCCGGAAGGCAATAGGGGATAATCGATGGCCATCATTACGCCGACCGTAGCCACGCTTGCCGATCTGAACAGCCGGCGCGACCCGGAAACGGGCGGCATTGCCGATGTCATCGAAATTCTCAGCCAGGACAACGAAGTCCTGGATGACATGCTGTGGGTGCAGGGCAATCTTCCGACCGGCTACAAGACCACGATCCGCACCGGCCTTCCGACCAGCGCGTGGCGCCTGCTGAATGCCGGTGTGCCGCGCAGCAAGAGCACCTCGGCGCAGATCACCGAAGCCTGCGGCATGCTGGAAGCTTACAGCCTGGTCGATCGCGATCTGATCAAGCTGAGCGGCAACGCGCAGGCGTTCCGGGTGTCCGAGGACATGGGCTTCATCGAGAGCATGTCGCAAACGATGGCGAGCACGCTGTTTTACGGCAACACGTCGAGCAACCCGGCGCAGTTCACCGGCTTGGCGCCGCGCTTTTCCGTGGCGCCGACCAACGCGAATCCGGCCGGCAACAGCGGCAACATCATCGACGCGGGCGGCACCGCCAGCACGAATGCCAGCATTTGGCTCGTCTGCTGGGGCTACAAATCCGTGCACGGCATCTATCCCAAGGGATCCGTGGCCGGCTTGCAATACGAGGACGTGACGACCCCGGCGCCCGTGCTGGACGCCAACGGCAACCCGTATCAGGGCGAGCAGACCCACTACAAATGGGATTGCGGTATGGCCTTGCGTGATTGGCGCTGGGTCGTTCGCATCGCGAACATCGACGTGACGCTGCTGACCAAGAACCCGCTGTCCGGCGGTTCCGGCCCCGATCTGCTCGATCTGATGAGCCAGGCGCTCTACAAGGTGCCGTCACTCCCGCGTCCGGCCAGCAGCATTCAGACGATGGTGAATGCGCGCCAGGGCACGACGATCGCGACCACCAAGCCTGCCTTCTACATGAACCGCACCGTGAAGTCCTATGTGGACCGGCAGGCGCAGAATAAGCCGAACATGCTGCTTCAGCAGGATCAGTTCGCGGGCATGGCGGTGACCAATTTCCGCGGCGTGCCGCTGCGCAACACGGACGCACTGATCAACGCCGAAGCGCGCGTGGTCTAATCGGACCGATTGCGCGAAACACCCCATCGACTACGGCATGAGCCGTGGTCTCCTCTGCTGGTAAGGAGTTCGTGTCATAATAATCGACGCCCAGCTTGAATATTCAGTCGGCCAGGCCATCACGGCGACGGGTTCGACCGCCAGCACCAACGTCCTGGATTTCGGCGCGGCCGAGGATTTGGGTGTGACCGAACGGCCGTTGCAGGTGTGGGTGGATTGGAGCACGGCCCCAGTGGGCTCGTCGCCCGGCACCACGACGCTTTCCGTGTCGCTGCAAACCAGCACGACCGGCACCAGTGGATGGACCACGATCGCGACCGGGCCTGCGACTTTGACCACGGGTATTTCGACGGGCACGACCAGCCCGATTGATGTGCCGCAGGGCTGCCAGCGATACACGCAGTTGCTCTACAACGTGGCGAGCGGCAGCCTGACGGCCGGCGCGGTGAGTGCGGGCCTCAACCTCGATGCCGATGGCGGCCAGCGCTACTACAAGCGCGGCTACACGGCCTGATCATAGGAGGCGACCATGGCGCTCTACGAAGTTCTGGAAGACAGTTACATCAACGACAAGTTTGTGCTGGCCGGCTCCATCATCGAATACACGCCGCCCAAGGCCGCGCGGAAGCCGCCGGCCAATGCCTCCGACGATGAAAAGGCCAAGCCGGAATACCAGGACACGGTCATTGGCCGGAACCTGAAACCGGCGGCCAAGAATGCCGAGCAAAACGAGATTGCCGCCGAGACGGTGAGCCGCACGGTCGGGTAATTCCCGCCGGGCCTTAAGGGGCGCGCATGACGACGCTGGTCCAGCTCTGGAATATGGCGCTGGGCCGGCTCGGCGCCGAGCAATTCATCTCCTCGCTTGATCAGCCTGGCAAGCTAGCTGGTGTCTGCCGGGCGTTCTACGATCAAGCCCGCCGCGCCTGCCTAGCCGAATATGATTGGCCTTTCGCCAAAGTGCTGGTGCCGCTGGCGCAGACCACCAACACGGCGCCGCCGCCATGGGCATACGAATATGCCCGGCCGGCCTGTGTGCGCGTCCGGGGCATCGCCATCCTGCCGCCGCCGGCTTCCACCGTAGCGGGGGGCGCCAACACCATTCTGAGCGGCACTGCCTCCTATATCGATTTCGGCGGACCCGTGCCGGCGGTAGGCGGCCCTGCGTATCAGGGCTTGGCCGAGCCGTTTGTGCAGACCGATCCGTCGCCCACAGTTATTCCGTTCACCACTGGCGCCGTGCCGCAACTGACCATCACACTGGGCACCGCGACCGAGCAGATCACCATGGGCGGCGGTGGAGGAGGCAGCCCCACTGGCGGCGGTGGTGGCTGGAACCCGAGCAATGGCGGCGGTGGCGGGTCAGAGACCATCAGCACGATGACGGTGCAGTCTGCCATCGCCCAGCCCGGAGGCGTTCTGCAGGTGATTTGGACCAATGCGCTGAACGCTGCGGCGTGGTGCACCATCGACGTGACAGACCCCAATGGCTGGGAGCCGGGCTTCGTCAACGCACTGTCCTGGTTTCTGGCTAAGGAAATTGCGCTGAACGTGACCGGCAGCGCGGCCGTGCAGCAGGCCATGATGCAGGGCGCGATGGATGCGCTGTCCAAGGCGTCGGCATCTGAGGGCAATGAGGAAACGCAGATCGCGTCCTGGAATGCCGACTGGATGGACGCGCGGGACGGCTACAGCCGCTTTGGCTACGGCATTGGGACATACTGAGATGGTCCCGGGCATAGGTCTCCATGCCCGCGAGGCGACCTGATGGCGCGCGGGGGAGACGCGGCGGACGGTGCCGGCACGGCCGCTCTGCTCCAAGGCAGCTTTGCGTCGGGCGAGCTTGCGCCCGCGCTGTATGCCCGCACAGATCTCGCCAAATTCCATTCCGGCGCCAAGCTGCTGCGCAATTTCTTTGTCCAGCCGCAGGGTGGTGTGGTCAACCGGGCCGGCACGCGGTTCGTTGGATACGTGCCTGGCGGCGACGTGCCGTGCCGGCTGATCCCGTTCAGCTTCAACCTGGTCCAGACTTACGCGCTGCTGCTGGTGCCGGGCGCGATCTATTTCGTGACCGATGCGGGTTTCGTGACCGAGGACGGCACACCCACGGGGACTCTGGTGACGGTTGGAACGCCGTATCAGGGCGCGGACCTGTTCAACCTGACTTTCTGCCAGTCGGCGGACGTGCTGACGCTGTGCCACCCGTCCTATCCGCCGGCGCAGCTCACGCGAGAAAGCGCGATCAGTTGGGTATATGCCCCGATAGGCAGCGGCAGCGCGCTCATGGCGCCGAACGTTACGCTGCTGAATGGCGCCAACCAGGGCTATCCCGATGGCGACGTGAACATCCAGTATTTGCCGAACCCGTATGAATATGCGGTCACGGCGGTACGCCTGAACCCGCCCGACGAAAGCCCGCTCGGCAATTCGATGACGTGCGGGAATTATGACCTGGGCTTTAACAATTACGGCGTGTTCAATGATTTGTATTGGGTGCCTCCCGCGGGCCAGGCGCAGGATTATTTCAACATCTACCGGCGGTTCCTGGGGGTGTGGGGTTTTTGCGCGTCCACCGTTGGTAGGCTGGCGACGGGGGGCAATGGCGAGAGCGGCGGCCAGCTTGCGCTAAATTGGCAGGATACCGGCGTCACCCCGGACACCAACACCACGCCGCCCAGCGCCACCAACCCGTTTTACAGCTCGCAATTCATAGGCGCGATTTCGGGCAACACCCTGACGGTGAGCGGTTTTACCGAGGGCACGATCGCGCTGGGAGATGAAATCGGGGACGGCAGCGGCGGCATTCAGCCCGGCACGTCGATCCTGAATTGCATCACCGGGTCATCCTTCGTCGGATCCATCAACGGCACGCTGATGGCGGTCACGTCCATGTCGTCGGGTAATATCAGCGTGGGCGACAGTATCCAGGGGTCGAACGTGACCGCTGGGTCCACGGTGCTGTCGATCGGCGAGGGGCAGACCGGCGGGGGCGCCGGAACCTATGGCATGACGGCCAGCAACGTCACGCCCTCCGAGGGTATGCTGGTGCTGTCCGGTGGGGCCGCGACGTTCCGGGTCAGCAATTCCCAGACCGTGGC